ACCGAAGAGGGTTGGGGGTGTACTTTTCCATACCGCTAACATTATCTGCGGATATGTACCCGATACCACGGATGCTACCTTTGAAGTACCGAATTGTGCCTGTTTCGTCCTGTAGGTTGCCAGCCCAGTTCACCTTCATTGTTTGATCTGCGTGAAGGGTTGGGGTCATTAACAGCACCGCCAATATAATATACTTTTTCATTTTTAGCTCCTTTTACTGGGAAGAGGCAACGGCTGGTTTGGGGCTGTTGACGCTCCACAGATTACTTAACATACTATAAACCCCAAGTTGCCTGTCAACAGCATTCGGATCGTACTTGCCGTCTGCCACGTACTTGCCCGATTGGTAGCTGGAAGTACCGCTGAAAACGTAGGGGGAAGGGCGGCTCTTGTTAAAGTAACCCTTGCCGTTGTAATACTCGGCATAGGTGGAGAGGGCGGCGGGGTCGCTCTGGCCTGTAGCCTTGGTTATGCCAAAACGTTGCTGGATGCCTTTCTTTAGGTTTATGGCGTGGATGGCGGCACTTTCCCAATCGTGGAATACAGGGATGTTGTTGGGAATACGGCGAGCGGGTTTGCCCAAGGGGTCGCCTTGGTGAAGGTAGGTTCCAAAATTGCCTGTGCTTTCCCGCCAATGCAGGGCGGCGATAAGCTCTGGGGGCATATCGGTCTTTTCAGCCACAGCCTCATACCGAGCTTTGTTGGATTGGTAGTTCTGCACGAACTTCCTCATAGCAAATTGCTGTTCCTGGCTTAAAGCTTGGTTAGTACCAGCCAAAAGACGTGTATTTCGCAAATAAAGGGGGTCTGTGCCTGTATATGCGCTTTGGGCCGCTGTGGGGACACTACCAGCCGTTGAAACGCTGTTTTGAACTGTTCCCTGCGTTAAATTTGCCCCTTTTAAAGCCTCGGTAAGTACATTCTTGATTTCAGACCCTAGCATAGTCTTAAACACCAGTTGACGCTCCTGTTCCTCAATAGACAGGCTGGCATCGGGTTCTGGTTGGGTTGGTTGCTGGGGCTGGGCTGGTTGCTGTACAGGCTGGCTACGCAATGGGGTAGGCTCTACTCGTCTACGCTGGGTACGCTTAGTGTTGTACTGCTCAAAATTGTTCATAACTGACCTGTGGCTGTTTGGGACAATATCCCCTACTTGGGTTCTCATATTTTCATCCAAGTTGTCTGCTTTTTCCCTCCTTGCAACTTAAAAATGGAATCCATAAAAGTGTCCAATTCCTTTTCCAGTTTCTCAGCATAAGCCTCTTTTACTGCCATATCAACATCTCTAGCCATTTGCTCAACCCAGTAGCCTACAGCCATAGAAAGGGCATCAAGGCGGTCATCCCGACTTAAGGAACCCCGATCCCTGGTGAGTCTGGAAAGCTGATAAAATAGCTGATATTGAGCTTTGATTTCGCTGGCTAAACTTGCGGTTGACTTGTAATCGGCATCAATAACCTTGGCATCCACAACCAACCTGTGCTGGTTTAAAACAGGCTCTAAAGTGTCTATAATGCGCCTTTCCTTTTGGACGCTGTGTTTGACCTCTTCAATGGTGCAGGGGTAGATTTTCCCCAAAACTGGTTTAAGTAGCTGGCTAAACATTCCGTCACCAAAGTTGGCTTCCACAATAATGTAATTGACTTTGTGTTGTTTTGCCACGTTTGCCAAAAGCTCAAGATTTTCGGTTTTGTAGCCTTCCCTAAAGCCGCCCGATGCTGTCAAAAATAACTGGCCGTTTAGCATCTTGACAACTGCATACCCTGTCTCATCCTTGCCTCGGCCAGATGGGTCTATAGCCATCACCGATCCTGTGTAGGGAGTCCATTCACCAATGGTCTGCATCGGCCTATAGTACCTGTCCCCAGCCAAACCAACGCAAGGTAGGTCGTTCCAAGCCAGTTCTGGGCTGGTTGCCCACACGACTTTGCTTGGGCCAAGTTCGGGGTTTATTGCCATTACAATAAGATCGGATAGCTTTAATGGGTAACGATCTATGTCAGATAACCTAGTATCCAACATAAACTGCAAGGCAAACCCAGTTTTGCCGTAGGAAAGCTCACGCTCAAGCAGATCGTCCTCATTAAAGCGTAGCGGATCAGTAGGTTTACCAGCCAATGAAGGATCGTCCTCAAGACTCTTTGAAATTGTCGGAGCAAGCCGATTGCCGTACCCAGACATCTGAGCAGTTGTTGGATACCTCGAAGGCCATATTTGAACTTCGTAGCCTCGCTCTGGAAGCTGGTTGTAAATGCTCATCTCGGTCTGCGGAGTGCCTAAGAAAAGAATGCGTCCGTTCGGCTTCAAGACAGCCTCAAACTCCTTAATGGTTTCCCCAAGCCTGTCCCGCATCCCTTGAGTAAGGGAGTTGTTTAAGCTTTCCACGTCATCGGCAATAACCACATCTGCACGGCTTCCTGTAATCTGACCTGTTATACCAACACTTTTAACGCTGGGAGCGTGAGCGGCTGGGGCTAGTCCAACGTCAAAAGCTATTTTAGAACTACGCTGTGTCTCTTTAGGGATAAGGTGTTGAAGAATGGGAATTTCTTGAATAAGCCTTAAAGTAAAGGTAGAAAAATCGTCTGCTCTGTTCTTACTAGCCGATACAACAAGAAAGTTAAGGGTGGGGTCTAGTAACAACTGATGAACAACAAAGGCAGAAGTGACCCAGCTTTTACCGACACCTCGGAAAGCCTCTACCACTTGCCGTTTGGGTCCGTTTTGGATTTTATTAGCAATATCGTACTGGATGGGAGTTGGGTCTGGTAGATGGAGATGCTTCCAGACAATATACAAAAAATTACGAAAATCCTTTAAACGAGGGTCTATATCCATTTTTGTAAGAAATTTACCCCTAATTGTGCGTAAGGGTCAATGTTTATAGGACTAAACTTGTAAACAAACTGTAAGTGATTGCAAATCAATGCTGGTATTTTATAAAAAATTCAAAAATTGGCCGTTTTTACCGCTTTTTAGCCCTTTTTCTGCCTTCTTTTACCGCTTTTATGGCGTAATCCCAATCGTATTTTGCAATAATAGCGTCTTCTTGGTCTTTTGTTACCTTTTTACCGTAAGGGGCTGTTTTCCACTTCCCAAACTTATGAAACTTCATTATTTTTTAGCTCTATTGTACCTTACTGAAGTAATTTTTAAATTAGCCCTTCCGTTGTTTCGTGGGTTCCCATCAGAATGGTCAACGTCTTTGCCTTTTAGGGCTTCTTTTCCGTGCTTTTTAATCATAAGCCGCCTAGCGGCGTTTCTCATAGCCCTGTTTTTGATTTGGTCGGGCTTGCTATGGTATTCTCGGTATTCTTTGGCGTAGTCTCTCATACCTCGTCAACCTCGTCATTTATTACAAAATAATATTCTCCGTTTCGCTCAACAACATTAATAAAATTTTCAGCAAGTAAATAGCGAAGCTCGTTTAGAATTTCGTCTTCGCTCCATTGTGCAAAATCTTCAGATTCACCAGGCATCTTAGGCAAAATTTAAGCCCATTGCTCCCCCAGAGCTTATGTTAACAGTTGGCTCGTCTTTGGATGTTCCTCCCGCTGATGGCATAGAAGCCCGACCCTTCATACGAATCATAGCCAGCCTTCTTTTTAAAACATCTTCTGCTGTAATTTGAACTGGCTTGTTTGCGTCAGCCACCAAATCGCTTTTTCCTTCTCTATTTTTATCAATAATTAAAGACTCCCTTTTTAAAAAAGGAGCTTTAGCATCCTGAACTTTTTCGAGTATTCGGGAAGTTTGGTATCCTCTAATATCTCCGTCACTTTCATAAAACGTCCACCATTGGTTTTCGTTACTTTTTGGAATTTTTTTTGATCCTATCAAATTTGAAGTTACATCCCGCCCAGCCCTTGAGTCTGCTGTCCAGCCAGCCGCTACTCGGGCATTTTGACTTTTTATAAAATTCCAACCAGTATTTTTTTTATAAAAATCGTTTTGGTCGTAAAACAGTTGAGAAGAGGATTTTTGTGTTTTATCTCCGTAAACCCATTTTTCAGAAACTCCAGGTTGAAAAATACCAGAAGAACTGTTAAAACTGTTTCTGCCTTGTCTGTTAGATGTGCGACTTTCGGCCATATAACTCCTT